AAAATCGTAATTGATTTGGCAACGGTCAATATTTATCCGTTCGATTTATATTTATCGTCGGGATTGACATATACTACCGTCGGGAATAGCAACGGGGTGAGTATTATCTACCGAAAGGGCACGAGGTAACAAATGGCTGACCCGACCTATTATGCTTCTGTCGCTGATGTCCGGTTGTTGTTTGGTACGGAAATCGGAGCGACTGACTACACTGATAAAATCAATAATGCTCTGAAAAAAGCGAATAGTATAATAGACGCATCGTTGGGGAGCAGATACGTAGTACCTTTTACAACTGTACCGCCGTTAGTTAATACAATCGCCGCAGAAATAGCCGGATATTATTTATTACGCACAATTTTTCTCAAACAGACGGATAAAAAAAATTATTGGATTGAAACATTTCGCAGTGGTTTTGATTTGCTTAAAGATATTGCGAGTGGCAATGTTCAACTTAAAAGTTCGACCGGCGCAGATTTAGCGATGGCTTCCGGCGGCGCGACATCTTCGACAATCAATATTGTTTCTACATTCAATCTCGACGACCCTGAAAATTGGGAAGTCGACCCGACAGAATTAGAGGCAATAGCCGACGAACGAGGTTAAAAATGCCCGTTAGGATTACGCAAATCCCAACATTTACTGTCAAATATATTCGCAAAGTTATGGCGGACAGGATAGCAAAAATAAATGATTGGAATGTTCCGTTGAAACAAATCTCAATACAAATGTATGCGGCAGTAATGCGTAATTTTCAGACGGAAGGGGCACGGCTCGGGAAAAAGTGGGAATCTTTGAGCGTCGTAACTTTAGCACGGCGCAGAAAAGGCGGAGGTTCAGGCAGTCCTCGAATTTTACAGGATAATGGAAATCTTCGGGCAGGTATAAGTCCATTTTCCGACGGTGCAAGGATAGCAAGTGTTTCGACTGATTTTATCGGGGCTCGAACATTACAATACGGGGCCAAAAAAGGACAATACGGCAATATGCGCAATGGCAACCCGATTCCTTGGGGCAGAATACCTGCCCGGCCATTTATGGCATTGAATAAAGAAGACATTGGCAAAATAATAAAAATAGCAACGGCATACATACGAGGTAGATAATGTCAGATTCAAGGGAAAAAATCGTCTGGAATGAAATAAAAACAATACTTTCGGCTGACACTGATTTGTCGTATATAAAAAAAGTCAACGAGGGTTGGAGAGATTTAACTGCAGACGAAAATTTTCCTTGTTTATATATGGAGCCGGTGGCATCGCCAGAAGAACCTTACTCGACAGGAAACCGTGTCAAGATTAATTTCGATTTACAAATTATCGGCGAGATGTTTGCTTATGATTTTGACCATCAGATTTATGGGTATACATACACGGAAACCGTAGACGGTGCACCGGTAACACGAACAGTCAAAGGCATAATGGATATTGCTAATGATATAAAATCCGTGTTGTCTAAGACGATGAATCTCAATGGTAAATGCCAGAGTTTCACTTTTACCGATACAAAATATTCGTTGAATGAATTTCCGTTTCGTCAAGTTGCGATAACGATGAAAATATTATTGATTACAGCCGGAGCGGCTCGATAATCACAGGAGGCGTAAAATGTCATACAGCATATTGTCAAAAATTCTTGGTTTTGCGAAAGAGGCAGTCAGGGGAACGGCGGAAACAACAATAACGAAATATATCCCTATTGATAAGGATTCAGAATTTGACTACAAACCGACATTAATCCCCGACGAAAAAATGAGAGGTGTGCTCGACGAGTTCGCTCCTATGGTAGGACAGAAAACAGGAACGGGAAAAATTTCTTTTGATGTTGACTCTGATAATTGCGGCGAGATGTTGCTCTCTGCGATAGGTAGTGTAACATCAGATGAGCAACACGTCATAACTATTGCCGCAACTAATAAGTTTTTTGATTTTGATATTGGGGCAACAGAACTCGTAGCCACAATAGCAGAGGCGACATATCCAATAGGAACGATACAAACGGAGGCAGGTTCTTTTTGTAAGGCCCTCTACGATGCGATACACGCTGCCGAAGCCGTCGGGACATACACTGTAACCTATTCACGGACAACTAAAAAAATTACAGTAGCACGTGATGCCGGCGGAACTTTAACTTGGCTGTTAAAAACCGGAACGCACGGCTCTGATAATCTCGATACACATTGCGGCACGGTTATGGGCTTTGCCGACACCGCAGACCTATCTTCGGCAATTACCTACACAGGCACGGTAAACGTTCAGGACTGTTTTAAGCATACGTTTATTCGTTCGACCGGTCTATCCCCACAGGCATATACGTTTTTTATGGATAGAGGGCTTAACAAATTGTCTTATTCCCTCGGAGTTGCCAAAGCGATTGAACTCTCTGGTGATATGACAAATGCCTTAAAATTGTCCGCAGATATTATTTTCAAAACCGAGGCGACATCAGTTGCGACTTTTACCCCGACGTGGGCGGAACCTGCTCCGTTTATGTTTCACCAAACCGCCTTTACTCTGGCATCGACCCCGAATACCGATATAAGAAAATACTCGGTGAAAATCGATAATCAGGCAATTGCGAAATGGTGTTTTATTGGCGATGGAAGTTCTGATTTAACCGATATAATTACGCCCGCAGTATTAAAGGTTTCCGGTTCATTCGAAATTTATTTTGAAAATGCTACGGAGCGGGCGAAATTCTTGGCCGCAACGTCCAGTGCGTTAGTGGTAACTCTCACCGGTGCAGTCATTAACGGAACTTTTTATAAAAAATTAGTTATCACAATCCCGAAAATGATTTATACGGCGTTTCCGTATGGCGAATTAGACGGACTACTTGGGGCGTCGGTAGCATTTGAAGGAAAATATAATCTCGGCGGTTCGCCGTTATCATCTTTACAGGTGGAATTATACAATCAGACCGCCGCATATTAATTTCAGAAATTCTCTGCCCCATATTTTGCCGTATCCCATTCGGTAGAGTATGGGGCTTTGAATTATAAAGGATATTATGGATAAAGAAACTCTCTTAAAATTAATCACGGAATTCGCGCAGAAAAACTTCGACCGTCTCGAATTAGTGGAAAAAACAAAGTCAAGCCCCGACGATGCTAAGAAATTGCTTATTTTTTATGCCTATGAAAAACTGAAAAAGCAGGGGTGTAAAAATATTTTGAGGGAATTATCTCAAAAGTTTTTTAATGTCGATATACAGGTAAAATACAATGGCTGACGAAACACAAAAAATTAAATTAATCGTTGAGGTTGACAAGCAAACCGGACAGTTAAAAATCGTCCAGGATGAACTCGCACAATTTGACGGGAAATTAAATACCGCAAAAAATTCAAGCGATGCCGCAGGTAGTTCATTTCTTAATTTTGTTAAAAAACTTATTATACCCGCATCGGCGACAGTCGCATTGTATAAACTCGTTGGATTTTTGAAAGATTCCGTCAATGCCGGCGAAGATTATAACCGCACTTTAACAAAGGTCAAGTTCGCCGTTGAAACTACTGGCGCATCGTGGGCGACCGCCTCTGAAGAAGTCAAACAATGGGCGGAAAATATCGAAGCGACCACTCGATTTGACAAGGACGAAACTTTGCCCGCTATCGCCGCATTAATCCGCTACACCGGAAATTATCAAAAAGCAATGGAGTTGACAAACCTTGCCGTCAATATTTCCATTAAAACAGGCAAGGATTTCAATGACATTTTGACGAAACTCGGGTGGGCTTCCGCCGGTTATCAACGTGGCATAATGATGTTAAACCGTGATTTTAAGGGGCTTACCGGTGAAATGACGACAGGGCAGGAAGTTATATCGAAATTAGAGAAAGTGTTCGGCGCAACCGTAAGCGAATCGGATTCCCTTACGAAATCTACGGCGCAATTGAAAAATGCTTGGCACGATTTGAAAATAGAAGTCGGGCAAGTGTTAAATCAACCAGTATCGAATTTTTATAAAAAACTTGCGGAGTCAATAAAAGTTTTTACGTCGGGAGAATTTACACAAAATATAAAAGACGGATATGCGATTTCTACGTCGGAGGGATTAAAAAATTATAATATTATTTTAGCAAAAATTAAAGAAGTTGGCGAAGCAAGAAAAAATAATGAAATTAAAACACTCGAAGAAGCGAACAGTCAATATGCTAAGTTATCCACGCTCTTGGCACAAGTTTATACACGATTAGGAAGCACAACCATTCAACCGGAAGTTGCGGCGGTATTAAAAGCAGAAGCAAAACTCATAAACGCCTCTATCACCGACATTCAAAAACGCAGACAATATCTAAAATCCGCTACGCAAGAAAATAAACGAGATTTTTCTGATGAAGCCGATGCTTTCGATGCGATGACGGAAAATGAATATAATGCTTTTACTGCAGTTAATCAAGATGAAGCAGCGGCAAAAAAAGAATTTTTTGATTATATGAAGGAAATTGGAGAGGAAGATTTACAAAACACTCTCGATAATATTGATAAAAAATACCAAGCAAATTTGTCGCTTGCTAACGCCTTGAACGCTATCGAAACAACAAAAGCAGAAATGGCGAAAGGTTACGAAAACGAAAAATTTAAGGCCGTAAAAGATTCGCTCAATAAAAAATTCAATTTTGAAAAATATACTGGCGCAGCGATTGATATTTTGGCGACATCGGGCAAGGATAAACAGAAGGC